ATCAACATGATATCAACACGATATCAAAGTGATACACCAGAGACAGAGACAGAGACAGAGACAGAGACAGAGACAGAGGCAGAGGCAGAGGCAGAGGCGGAGGCGGGGCAAGCCCCGCGCCCCCCCTCCCTTTCACCCGCTGATATACTAGTCGAATGGAACATCATGGCGAAACGGACAGGGATCCCGAAAGCCTCTATGACGGCCAGCCGCCGGAAGGCGCTCCGGGAACGACTGAAAGACCGCCAGTGGCGGGAATCGTTTCGCGATGCAATCGCGGCTATCCCGAAGATCCCGTTTTTGACCGGCTCAAACGACCGCGGGTGGCGGGCAAACATTGACTGGTTTATCCGGCCCGATTCGGTGGCGAAAACGATTGAGGGCGTATACGGGCGCGTCGATCCGAACCACAAAACAGATCTCGAATTCGCTATTGATATGGGCTTCGCCAAAAATGAAACGGAGAGCGAATGATTATGGATACGGCAATCGCAACACCCGAACCGTTCGATGCCTGCCTGGAGTGCATCGAGCGAAAAGACGATCACTGCGCCAGGCAGAGGCCTTGCCGCGAGTGCGGAACAGTACCAGTTACCCCGTGTAGCGGGTCATGGATCTGCAAGGCCTGCCAAAAGCGGGCGATATGGGCGGCGTTCAAGGACGAGATGCTGTCGTTTGGCTGCCTTTTACGAGACGGCGAAGGCAACATTCCGGCTGTGTCGTGCCGGTTCTCGAAAAGCAACGCCGCGTATGAGCAGGCCGCGCACGAGTACGCCAGAAATTGGACTGGCAAAAGCAACGCTATCATATCCGGGCCGGTCGGCGTTGGGAAGTCATTTTTAGCCAGGTGCATGCTGAACCGCGTACTCGAAACGGCCCTTTTGAAATGGATGCTGGCGCACGACCCCGTTATGAGTAAACCCGTTTTGCGAAACGGTGAAGGCCTCGTAATCGCCGAATATGCCGCATCTGACATCTGCGCCCGTGTTGACGCCGGGTACCAGAGCGAATCTCCCGATTTCCTGATTGCCCCGCAATACCTGTTGTTGGATGACCTCGACAAGGGGCGGTGGAACGAACGCAGTATTACTACGCTGTTCCGGGCTGTTGATGCCCGGTACCAGATAGGCGGCCGGTATATCATCGTGACATCGAATTTTGGACCCGTGGAACTGGCGAAGTGGCTGAAACAGCGAATCCCGCAAAATGCAACGACCGTTGACGCCATATTCGACCGGCTGCGGCCAATGCTGCCGCTGGAAATTAGGGGAAAGAGCCTGAGGAAATAAAGAGGCGTCGTGGAAAGGACGGTTGATATGGGATATATGAAAACCCCGAACCTGGTACAGTTGGAAATGAAACTTGGCGGGCGGCAATGGAAAAATCTCCGGGAATCTCTGGCGGTACATCCCGGCAACATAGCCGGGAATGCCCCTAGAATCGCCCACAACGCGAAAACGACACAACCAAAGGGTCTTTGGGCTTGGAGTGCGCGAAGACGCGACACGGGGCAAAATTGCGAACCGGGAGAAGCAAAATGAAGCACGGCGAAAAAATCCCGGTCGAAACATACCGAAAAATGGTTGCCGGTGGCGAGGATGTTCCTGCGCCGCCAGCGATGAAACGGCCTGCAAAGTATCGAAACACCAAATGTGCCACCTGTACCACCTGTGATATACCCCTGTCGCGAGAGGGCGGGAAAACGCACGAAACGCAGTTTGACCCGCCGCACGAGGTTCTCTTTTTCGATTCCTTGGGCGAACGCGCCTGCTGGCATCGGCTTTTAGGGTTGCAATCCGCCGGGATAATCCGTAGACTACAACGCCAGGCGAAGTTCATTTTACAGGACGGATTCACGACGCCGGAAGGTAAAAAGATCAGGGCAATCAAAATGGTGATCGATTTCACCTATGAAAACGTTGCAACCGGCCAAAAAATAGCGATGGATTTCAAGGGCGGCGGGCGCTCAACCCCTGACTGGAAAATCAAGGCGAAACTGTTCGCGAAAAAGTTCCCGGAATATATTCTTGTGACATCAAAAGGAGACTCGCGGTGAACATAACGTTTTATGGGATGATTTGCAATGGGTGAATCGAAACGAAGCAGGCGTGCGTTGATCGCGCTCGACCGCGAAGAAAAAATCTGGGAACTCCGCAAATCGGGCGCCACCTACCTCCAGTGCGGGCGCGCCGTTGGACTCAGCGAATCCGGCGCGTTCCTCGCGTGCAAACGGAGGTATAAAAAAATCGATGCGACATGCACGGAGGAGGCACAGCACCGGCGCACACTGGAGGCCGAACAACTAAAGGCACTGCTGATCAAGTTGCAGCCCGGAATAGCCGCCGGAGACGTCAATGCAATCAGGGAGGCCCGCTGCATAAACGAGTCGTACCGAAAACTGTTCGGAGACGACGCCCCGGCCAAATCGGAAGTGTCCGGGCCGAACGCGGGACCCTGTATTATTCATGTGGTTTACGATGATAAGCCCTGACTCGGTTCCGCAGTCCAGACATTACGCCGTTCGGTTGCGAACGGCCCACGCGGAACAGGCGCGGTTCATCGAGGACACGGCAAAACGCAAAGTGATCCGGGCTGGGCGGCGCGGCGGTAAAACGGTTGGATGCGCGATACTGGCCGTGCGCGAATTTCTCAAAAACCGGCGCATCCTGTACGCAACCCCGACCGAGGAGCAAATCGGCACGTTCTGGTACGAGGTAAAGCGCGCGCTTCGCGAACCGATCGATGCCGGGGTGTACACGAAGAACGAGACGATGCACTTCATCGAACGCCCGTATACGCAGTCCAGAATCCGCGCGAAGACGGCGTACAACGCCGACACGTTGCGCGGCGATTACGCAGACCTCCTGATACTCGACGAGTTCCAGTTGATGAACGAGGATGCGTGGGAAGTCGTTGGCGCGCCGATGTTGATGGACAACGACGGCGACGCCGTGTTCATTTACACGCCGCCGTCCGTGCGGTCTGCAGGCATCTCCAAAGCGCACGATAGGCGGTACGCATCGAAACTGTACAAGCGCGCCGCCGAGAACCACGGCAACGGGCGCTGGGCCGCGTTCCATTTCGCCAGCCATGCGAACCCGCACATCTCGCAAGCGGCGTTGGCGGAAATCGCGAGCGACATGACCGCGCTGTCATACCGTCAGGAGATCGAGGCCGAGGATGTGGAGGAGATCCCCGGCGCGCTGTGGACCCGCGCCAACATCGAACTCGACCGAGTGGACGTTGCGCCGGGCCGCCTCGACCGCGTAGTCGTGGCCGTCGATCCGACATGCACGAGGACGGGCGACGAGGCCGGGATCGTGGTCTGCGGCAAGGGCGGCGACCACTACTACGTGATCGCCGACCTCTCGCTGAAAGCGTCGCCGGACGTGTGGGCGAAAACAGCGGTGGATGCGTTCATTCTGTATGAGGCGGACCGAATCGTGTACGAAACGAATCAGGGCGGCGAGATGGTGGAGCACACGATTCGCACGGTAGACAGGCATGTTCCGTTGCGCAGCGTTCACGCGTCGCGCGGCAAAATCACGCGGGCCGAACCCGTGGCGGCGCTGGCCGAACAGCACAAAATCCACCATGTAGGAATGTTCCCGAAGTTGGAAGACGAACTGTGTTCGTTCACAGGTGAACCCGGACAGGCCAGCCCGAACCGGCTCGATGCGTTCGTATATGCGATTACCGAATTGCACAAGCGGGCGCCGGCAACTGTAACCGCGCACTAATATACATATTGACTTTCTGACAACAGGTGTATTATATTCGTGACATGATCGACTCGGACCTCAAACGATGCTACGACGGACTGATCGCCAAAATGCAGGCGCACGATATGCGAATGCAGTATTATCGCGGCGATCATCCGATCGCGTTCATCAACCCAAAATTCACCGACATCATCAAGCGCGGCGTCGTGTTCCGCAAAAACTGGTGCCAGACGATCATCGATGCCGCGTTGAACAAACTCGTTATTCAATCGTGGAACGCGCCGGACATCGATAACGACGCGCTGGCGGACCTGTGGAAACGGCACGTGCGCCGCATAGCGAACGATGTGCATCTGGGCGCGCTGATAACCGGCGAATCGTTTGTCGTGGCGTGGCCGGGCACGGACGGCGCGCCGCGCGCATACTATCACGACCCCCGGACCGTGCATGCCGTATACGACGAGAACGAACCGGAGACAATGCGGTTCGCATGCAAAATCTGGACGGTCGAAAAGCGGCGGCGGCTGAACCTGTATTACCCGGACCGAATCGAGCATTATGTTGCTAACGATGAGAATCCTATTTCTGCACAATCGTTCCGGCCCGTGTCGGATTCGCCGGTTGAACCGAACCAGTTCGGCCAGATTCCCGTGTTCCATTTCCGGTTGCGGTCGGATACGAACACAGGCGAACTCACGACCGGCGTGCTGTCGTTGCAAGACGCGTTGAACAAAATTTTAAACGACATGATGGTGGCTTCGGAATATACCAGTTTCCCGCAGCGGTACGCGATCGGCAATTTCGAGAAGAATCAGAAATGGCCGATAGGTCCAGGCACGATTCTCGAATTGCCCGGCAGCGCGGCGGGCGACCAGCCCGTGACGGTCGGTTCATTTTCATCGTCATCGCCGGACAACTACCTGCGGCCTATGGAAGACCTCCGCGATGCGATGGCGGTCCTGTCGGCGACGCCGCATTATTATTTCGCCGGGCAAGGCGGCACGCCGTCCGGGGAAGCGATACGCGCGCTCGAATCGCCATTGCTGTCGAAAATCGCGCGATACCAGATCATACTCGGCGGCACGTGGGAATCGCTCATGGCATTCATGGCTCGCATATCCGGCATTGCCGACGGCAACGGAACGGACATCGAATGCGTCTGGGCCGATGCGCACACGCAACTCCCGCAGGCGCTGGCGCAAACGCGGCTCACCAACAAGAACGCCGGGATTCCGATTACGACTCAACTTCGCGACGAGGGGTGGAACGAGGGCCAGATCGCCCAAATGTTAAATGATATCAACGTCGAGGCGACCGTGACATCGATACCGAACACTGGCGCCATTCCGGCGACGGTCTCCCCGGCGGTCGCAATGGAGGCCCGAATGAAGGCGAAGGACATGATCGCGGGCAAGGTTGCGGGCGGCATTGCGGATGCCCTCGAATCCGCGCGGAAGCCCGTGCCGGAAAATGCCGTCGCGCAAATCATGGGCAAATTCGCTGGTAAACGGGTCAGGACGTAGGAGGCGCGGACCGAATGGCCGGGTTGTTCACGGACGAGTTCATGGACGCGATCGAGGAAATCGCGGGGCAAACGCTCGAAGCCGCCGTGCTGGAGGAGTTCATGACCGGGCTGCTGTCCGAGGCGTACTACAATGCTATGACCGGGACAACACAGCAAACTATCATCGATGAGGCGCGGAAACATGCGGCGCAATTCGTGAAGTACGTTTCCGAGGAGCAAAAGACCGCGATCGCGAATGCAATCGCAACAGGGATTGAAGAACAACTCGGCGTGCAAAAAACGTCGCGGCTCGTGCGCGACAGCATCGGCCTCGACCCGCAACGCGCCGAACGGCTGGCGAAATTCCGGGCCGAGAAAGAGGCGACGGGCCTGACCGGCGACAAACTCGAACGCGCCATAGCCCGCGAACGGACCGGGTTGTTGAACGAGCGCGCCGGTCTGATTGCGCAAAACGAAATCGGGAAAGCGATCGAATCCGCCGGTCTGAAATCGGCGGCGGCGCAAGGGTTCCGATACAAGGCGTGGAACACGGTCGGCGATTCCCGCGTTCGCGAAAGCCACGTCATGAACGAGGCGGCTGGGCCGATTCCGATTGATGAGCCGTTTCCAAACGGTTCCATGTTTCCAAACGACGGAGTAGACGACATCAATTGCCGGTGTACACTGGTATACTCGACAGAGGCCGGATTGGAGAATCTTCGCGAACAATCGGCGAAATGGGCGGCGGACACGGCTGAAAGAATCGCCGAGGCCGAGGAAAAAGGGGATGCCGCATAATGTGGATTCCGATGATGATCGATACCGATCAAGGCACGATGATCGTAAACCTGTCCCGCGTGAAATATTGCGCGCCGAAACGGTATTGCCGCGAATGTCCCGGCCCAAAAGCGACAACGATTGTCGGCGATCAATTCTCCATCGATACGGAAGAATCGATTGCGGCATTTGCAATACGCGCAGCAGTCGCGGCAAGCGGCGCGTGGGACACCGGCGATGCGCCGGAAGAAAAACCGGACCTGGTGAAAATACGCAACCCGTGGCGCGAATAGTACAGATGGTAAAACAGCACAAAAACGAAACGCTTGCAAATGGACGGGATGTTGGCGTAGAATGCGTTCACAACGAGACGGATGCCGGGCCGCAGATTGTTGGCGGCGCAATTCCGACGCTTCTCGTGAAAGAGATTCTGGCGCACCGGCGGCTGTTGCTGCCGTTGCTACGATACGAAGAAGAGCTGCTCCGGCGCGCCGGATATAAAGTCGAATCGAAGTAGGCCAGCACTCGCGGATTGCGAGTTATCGCCGTGTTACGGGTATCCAACCCCGGAATGCGGCGATTGTTTTTTTTGGTGCAAAACGATAAACATTCAACACGGGAGGACAGCACAGAATGAGCACGGAACAGGGCGCAAACGACAAGAACGCGTCTGCGAACGCCGGGAACACCGGCGGGAACGCGGCGGGCACGGCGGGCGGCACTGGAGCAAGCGACAAACCGCAGACCTACACGCGCGAGGAGTTCGAACGCGAACTGCAACGCGAGGCGGACAGGCGCGTGACCGAAGCACAAAAAGCGTGGGCGGCCAAACAGGCCGAAATACTCGCAGCCAAAGATCGCGACGCCGAAGCCAAAGTGCGCGAACTCGAACAGGCGGCGAAAGAGCACGAAGAATATGCCGCGTTTATCGAGGCTGCGCACGTGGCCGGAATCCGTAATGTGAAAGCGGCCCATCTCGTTGCGAAAGGCGGCGGATATTTCGACCAGCGCGGCCGGTTCAACGTTGAAAAATTCAAACAGGACAACCCGGAATTTTTTGTCCCGGCATCCGCGAATGCGAACGCCGGGGCTGGAACGGGCAACAACCAAACACCGCATGCAAGCATGGATCGATGGATTCGCCAGCAGGCAGGCAGGGCGGTGTAATAGGAGAACAATACGATGGCGTACAACAACATCATGGATCGTTCGAGCGACGCGGGCGCGCTGATCCCGGAAGACGTATCCCGCGAGATTATCAAGAACGTTCCTGCAAATTCGTTCGTGATGGAAAAGGCGCGCCGGTTGCCGGATTTGCCGCGCAACGTGCGCCGGTTGCCGGTGATGTCCGCGCTGCCGTCGGGCTATTTTGTGGCCGAGGCGCCCACCGAGGGCAGCATCAAACAGACGAGCGAGGCGGCGTGGGAGAACGTTTATCTGACGGCGGCGGAGATCGCCGTGATTCTCCCGATTCCGGAATCGCTTCTGGACGATGCCGACTATCCGATCTGGTCGGAGGTATACCCGCTGATTCAGGAGGCGTTCGGCGTCGTGTTCGACGGGGCCGTGATCAACGGAACCAACATCCCGACCGATTGGAGCACGGCGCTCGGCGGCGCGGGCCTCATCGCCCGCTGCAACACGGCGGGTCATGTCGTGAGCGCGGCATCGTTCGCGGACCTTTACGACGCGATTCTCAGCGAGGGCGGCGCCGCCGGTCTCGTCGAGGCCGACGGATTCAACGTCACCGGCCACATCGCCGCGCTCACGATGAAGGCGAAACTGCGCGGCGTGCGCAGCACGACCGGTGAACCGATTTTCAACACGAATCCGGCGCTGGCGAGTCAGATGCTGTTGGACGGCGTGCCGATCGCTTTCCCGGCGAACGGCGTAATCGATCCGGCGACGGCATTGATGATCTCCGGCGACTGGAGCAAACTGGTTTACGCGATTCGGAAGGACCTTACATTCAAGGTTTTCACCGAAGGCGTGATCACCGATGCGTCCAGCCCGCGCCAAATACAGTTCAACCTGATGCAGGACGACATGGTAGCGCTCCGCGCCGTGATGCGGATCGGAGTCGCGCTTCCAAATCCGATCAATCGTGCGAACGCCACGAAATCCACGCGGTGCCAGTTCGCCGTGTTGACGGCGTAAG